CCCCTTGCGGGGCCGCCAGCAAGAGCTCGAAAGATTCCCTTTCGCTCCACTAAACTATGACGTGTAGAAGTGAGGTCCGAATGCCTTTCCGGGACCGAGAACGGGTAGTTAAACCCGGTCACCATCTTGGGGGGCGAGCCGTGGCCTTAAAGCCAGGGCTTGTTGACCAAGTTGGCCTCGACGCTCCTCGTATGCGAGAGCATATGATTGACGTCGTCGGCAACCGTGCAACAACCAATCCACTGCATTTATGGCAGGATGATTGGGTGATGGGCAAATTTAGTGGTCACAACTCTTCCTTTTGGTTGTGTGAAGATTACATCCAGCGATATGATGCTGGAGGTGACTTCCCCACTATGCCGGACCTATCCGACGCAGTTGCGGCAACCCAGGCGCTCGCAAGGACGAACCCTAGTCGACCAAGTGTCGACGTGTGGAACTTCCTATACGAGTTAAAGGATATACCGCAGATGATCCACCAGATCGGTAACCTGATGAGGCGTTACGGTCCGAATCCTTCCAAGAACTGGCCAAAAAGCCAGCAATTGATTAAGGATATCGGTTCCGGATACCTCGGATGGACGTTCGGGTGGGAACAACTTGGCCGTGACGTAATGAAGCTCTTAGATTTCGTCGGTGCCGTTGAAAAACGGTCCGAAGAATTTCGAAGGCTTAGTCACGGATCTCTGCGTCGTCGCGTGGATCTTATGACGTACGAAAGTACGTTCACAAAGCCAAACGCTTTCTACTGCGGACCCCTCTACCAAAGTAAGGTGCGCGCTACGATCACTATGAGCGTAGGGCACAAGATTTGGGTGCGGGTACGATATGTACCTACAGCCGAAACTTTCCAAATCCTTGGTGGAGATCAGCAAGAACTCGCACGGTCGATCGTCTTCGGACACAAGCCCGATTGGTCAACAATCTGGAATGCGATTCCTTGGACGTGGCTCTTGGACTGGTTCTCTACAGCTGGCGATTACTTCGCCGCCAACCGGAACCGGCTCGCAACCGCTGTCGATGATATTGCTATCATGCGTTGGAAGGTGGGCGCGCTCGACAAAGTCGAGCTTGTTTCACCTGAACCAACCTCCGTTTTCACGGAGAACAAAGGCTGCTTCTGGTCCTACAAGTCCAGAAGTCGTTACGTCGGGGGTCCCGTCATTACCGCATTTGTGCCCTATTTGGACACGCGGAACTGGTCTATCCTTGCCGCCTTGGGTACGAAGTACCTGAGGTAGTTAGGCAACAAGAAAGAAGTCTACAGAATGGCAATCCCCAACCCTCTGGTCATCACGGTTAATACGGTGGCAAAGAACTTGCCCCGTATCAACCAGGATTCCTACGGATCCGAATACTATCTCGAGGAGGCCGCTCAATCGTACCGGGTGAAAATCCGGCATTCGAAGGAGGGCATCCAGAAGAATGGTGTTCAGTTCGATCGTCACAACGTCGAACTGACTCGCACGGTATTCGCGTCAGGCGGAGTGCCGGAGTATTCGTACACAACCTATGTTGTTCTTCGGAACGACAAACAGGTCAGTGCGAACGACCTCGGCTTCCTGCAGGGCGCACTCAATGGTCTTTTGACCACTGGGTTCGTGTCGGATCTGAAGGGCTGGCAGAACTAAGCCGGCCTTTCTTTGTAGGTCAAGACTAACTCGGTCGAGGGATTCTTCCCTCGACTGGGCTTCTTTGTCTTGACATTCCAGAGAGTACTCGCTGGGCATTCTACCCAGCGTTGGGATCGCCCTAGGTGTCAATCGTATCTCAGAGGAGATAACCATGACTAAGAGCCTAGCTTACGACTTCACCGGACTGTACCGTAGCATCCTAAAGGATGTTGCGGTCTATCATCCAGGTGACCAGGTTATGTGGAACAGAGATATTCAAACTCTCGCCCACTTAGCTCAAACACGAGGACAGGCGACCTTTACGATCGACCTCCCCGCCGTTGGCAAGCAGTTAGATTTCTGCTTGTCCAACGGAACGCTTAGCCTCACGGGTAATCTCACGAGAACCCGCAAAGGTACCAGAATCCCTGAACTCTTTCAGGGGCTATGGATGCGACTGTTTGATGACTCTGGCGTGCTGAAAGGCGACACCGATCCAAACGATGTTTTCTTTCTACGGACTCTTTTGTACGTAGGAAAGAACCTCGATTGGGAGTGCTCCCCACGTTACCTTTTTGAGGCAACTAAGGAGTTCTACGATGTCGAAAGTGCCCTACCACCGGCGTCCCATATTTGGGACTCTGATGACGGTCTTCTTCATGTTGATCTCGGTCATATTCGTGACCTTTATCTTCATGGAGATGATGCGTCGATGCGAGGAACCGTTCTCCCCTTCTGGGAAGGACACGATACTCGAACGACGAGCGCTTTGTGCGATTCTATTCAGCGAGAAGCTGATAGGATGGCAGCCGTTCTCGGCGGATTCAACCCCGACGAGAACTCTTTCAAGCACGGCCCTGGTGCCGTCTCGGATCTCCGCAAAGGAAAGTATAAGTATGACTTTCCCAGCTGGGACCCTAGACTCGAGGCAATCTTTCCCTTCGACCGATTTGGGACTTCCCAATTCGGACTTATGGATCGACTACAACCCGATGGCATCGACGTAACCTTCGAAGAAGGACACTCGAAGCTCATTGCGGTGCCCAAGACACAGAAAGGACCGAGACTTATAGCCTCAGAACCTACTTGTCATCAATGGGCGCAACAATGTGTACGGGATTTCCTGTACAAAAGGGTTGATGAGACATATCTCGGAGAGGTTATCCGGTTTAACGACCAGACGGCCAATCAAGAGTATGCTCGCCTTGGGAGCCTTGATGGGAGG